TGAGGTTCGGTCTTGTATCAGGCGTTGTTGCGGTTTCGCACAAGGTGCTACCAGCAACAACTGGCGACGTGGGCGCCAAGGGCCTTGTGATGACAGATAACGACGGGGGGCTATTCAACGAGAGCGCTAAGAAGTATGTGGCCAAACTTAAAGAGGCGCCCTATGCAGATTGAGCAGCGCATTGACTTGAAGGCCGCGCTGTCTACCCTAACGGATAGGCAGCGCGCGGTCCTCTATGCGTCAAAGGTGTTGGGCGTGTCGCAGCAAGAGATAGCGGAAGCGATGGGGATACAACAGCCCGCCGTGTGCAAGTATCTGCAACGGATACTGCAAACGCTGAGGATGATTGTAGTGTGATGGAATAATTTAGGCCGTTCCTGCATTGTAGATAGTGAGGGGAAAGAGAATGGACAAACTGCCTTCCGCTACGGGGGCATGCATGATCTGCTACAGGCCAATTACGCCACAGTTTTGGGCCTGCGCAGAATGCGAAAAAGAGTATGGCCTTACAGGACCACTCCGCGACTGGCCCGCGTGGGCACGCCAACTCAAGGCTGATCATGAGGCCGAGCGCCGCCAAGAAGCTGAAATGGCTATTTACTTGGTAGACGCGCCCGACGAATACGACCGTATCTGTTACGGCGAGGACGACGGTATGCGCGATTGCATGGACGACAACGGCGAACCCATCGACGATTACGCTGGCGCGTGGGAGCGCTTGCGCGAAATGGGCATAAACACAGACGACTAGCTTGCATTCTCGGCAACGCCCGACCACCTCCTGACACCCGGCAGCATCCGGCCGGGTGCTGCCGAGAGCGCAAGCCAACCACATCGGCCCAGACCCTGCGGCGCGGGCAAGACTTGCAGGCCAGCGGCGCGCCTGGACCAAGCGCCGCAAACATGCGCTGAACGCCCAAGGGGCTACAAGGTCTAGGGGACTGCCCGAGGAAAACGGGCTTGACGATCCTATGGTGGTGCCCAAGCATGCGGGCTAAATGTCCTCAACATAAAACCACCAAGCCGGGGCGGAACCGGCACAGCGCACTAGCGACGCTTGGTCCGGTGTCCTTCGGGGCATCCTTAACCACGTTCGAGTCGTGGGCCTGGGGCGACCGATGAGGCGCTCCAGGCGTGAGTGGACAAGGGAAGCCCTGGGCCAAGCGCCGCAACCGCCCCGAGGTGTTTAGGCGCAGCATGTAACCCCGCGAAAGCGGTGCATAAGAGGGCCAGCGTTGCGCACTGGCGGGGCGATAGTACAGGAGGCACAATGGCGAGATATAAGAAGATTGATTTTGCCGAAGAGTTCGAGAGACAGCGCCGGGAGGAAGCCGATAGCGGTATCAGCAACGCCGGGCAAGTGCGCCGGGCGCTCATGCCGGGGTATTTGCTCAGTGGCGAAAAGGTCTATGTAACGAAAGAGGCTGGCGAGGTCACGCCTGAGCTGATCGCTGAGTGGTGCGAGCCGGAGGCGTAAGCGCATGACCACGCCGCCGAACATTCCCTGGAGCGAGGTCAAGGCCAAGATGCTGAGCGACCCAGAAGTGCGCGCGGAGTATGACCGGCTAGACAAGGCGCACCCGCAAGTGGCGTTCCCGTACAGCGAGTGGACGCGGGTTGAGGACGGCCTGCCGGAACCCGAGGGCGACGGCTACTACGTCCAGCACGAAAGCGGCGCCGTGGACGAGGGCTACTGGCTACGGCTGGACGAGGACGAAGGCAGCGCCGACTACGGCTGGTTCACGCCAGAAGAGGCGAGAGTCGTAGCGTGGGCGCCACAGCATTTGCCAGAGGGGCCGGAGTGGGGATGAGCGACAAGGACGTCCAGAGCGCGACGTTCCTGGCCCAGTTCCCCGACATTCAAAGCGCGGTCAAAGCAGGCGCGGACATGTGGCGCATCCAGCTCGATATACCCAAGAGCGAACAGGGCGAGCGTAAGAAGCTACTCGACTGGATGGGCGTTAGGTTGATGGTGACAGTGGTGCCAGTCAAGAATCAGGTTTATGGATCAAGTCAGTCTCCTAGCAGGCGAGCGGCAAAAAAGCGAGTCGTTTCGCGCGATACAGGCGTGTAACGACTATTTGCGCATGGGGCCGGGCCGGCTGCTCACGAGCGTCGCCGATGAGTACGCCGAAATGCACCAGAATGCACCGACACAGAGCATTCACACGCTCAAGCGGTGGTCGCAACGCTACAGTTGGCCCGAACGTGCCGCATCCTACGATGTTGAGCTAGAGGCGCAGAAGAACGCCCAAGCCGAGGCGATCATGCAAGAGGGCCTTGCGCTGGCACACAACCGCGTCGACAAGCTCAAGGATCTCGCGGGCCTGCTGTGGTCCGAGATGCACGAGCGCGGAGAGGATGACACGCTGCACAATCTGTGGGTGCCGGACGTCAAGAACATCGGCGGGGTGGCCGTAGATATTGAGCACTTTAACGCAGGCATCATCCGCGAGTATCGCGACTCGCTAGATGATATCGCCAAGGAGACCGGCGGCAGAGTCAAGATACAAGAAGTCACCGGCAAGGGCGGCGGACCGATAGAGACCAAGAGCGAAACGACGGTAGCAGTAAACCATGGTGATGAGTTGCGCGAGTTTATCAGAGCCCTCCACGATTCCGGCCTTGCCGAAATTGACGATGACGAGGTACATCCCGCACAGGCCAACACCTAGGCAGTGGCTCTTTTTGCTACTCGATGACAGAGAGGTGTTTTACGGCGGGGCAGCCGGTGGCGGCAAGAGTGATGCGCTGCTCATGGCGGGGCTACAGTACGCAGATGTGCCGGGTTACGCGGCGATCCTGTTCCGCCGAACCTTTGCCGACTTGGCTTTGCCGGGCGCGCTACTAGAACGCTCTATGGAATGGTTAGGACCAACAGACGCCAAGTGGAACGGGCAAGAGCACCGTTGGACGTTCCCAAGCGGGGCATCGCTGAGCTTTGGCTATCTGGACACAGAGAACCAAAAGTATAGGTACCAATCGGCAGAGTTTCAATTCATCGGCTTTGATGAGCTGACACAGTTTAGTGAAAGCCAGTATCGGTATCTATTCAGTCGATTGCGCAGGCTCAGGGACGTCGAGACCCCGTTGCGAATGCGCAGCGCCTCTAACCCAGGCGGCACCGGCCACGAATGGGTGCGACGTAGGTTCATCGACGAACGAGGCGCCAACGGGCGCATATTCATACCCGCCAAGCTGGACGATAACCCGTACCTAGACCGCAACTCGTATGCCGAGAGCCTGAGCGAACTAGATCCGGTGACACGAGCGCAGCTTATGGCAGGCGACTGGGACGTACAAGCCGGCGGGCTCAAGTTCCAGCGTCAATGGTTCGAGATTATCGACCAAGCGCCACAAGGCATGCACTGGGTGCGCTTTTGGGACTTGGCTGCAACTGAGGCCAAGCCCGGCAGAGATCCAGACTGGTTGGCAGGGCTCAAGCTAGCCGAGCGGGAAGGCGTCTACTACGTTGGCGACGTTCGCAGGTTGCGAGCAACGCCCAAGGACGGTGATGACCTGATGGCCCAGACGGCCGCGCTAGACGGGGTGGAGACAACCATCGCCATAGAGCAAGAGCCGGGAGCTAGCGGCAAGAAGCTGATCGACCACTATCAGCGCTACGCGCTCAAGGGGTTCACAGTATACGGGCGCAGAGCTACCGGCAACAAAGAGCTGCGATCAAACCCAGTAAGTTCAGCGGCACAGGCGGGCAACGTCAAGCTGGTGCGGGGAGCGTGGATCAGCAACTTTCTCGACGAGATAGACGCTTTCCCATTGGGGCGGCACGATGATCAGGTAGACGCACTGAGCGGCGCATTCGCAGAGCTGTTCATTCCGCGCAAGCCGCGCAAGGCAAGGATGATTCAACTTTGAGCGAGCTCGAAATAGCATACGAACAACTCACGGCCAAGGCCAACGCGCAGAGCGGTTGGTGGAATTACTACGACGGTGACCAGCCGCTTGTCTACACAGCCAAGCGCCTGCAGGCCGAGTTCAAGAACATGAACGCGCGGTTCACTGAGAACTGGTGCGCTGTCGTGGTGGATTCGGTCCTCGAGCGCATCACGCTCAAGCGGTTTGCGATTGAGAGCAACGAGCCAGCCGAGAAGCGCGCCAACGAGCTGTGGCGTGAAACCGAGATGAACCTTGACGACCTAGAGGCGCACCGCGCGGCGCTGGTGTGTGGCGAGTCCTACGTGCTGGCGTGGCGCGAAGCCGACAGCCCGGTCGAGGCCTACTACCACGACCCGCGATCCTGCCACATCCACTACGACCCAGAGCGCCCGAGACACAAGCTATGGGCGGCCAAGTGGTGGAACGATTCTGGCGAGGACGGGCGTCAGCACATCACGATCTATGGCACTGACAAGATTCTCTATTACGTGAGCACCAAGAAAGCCGACGCGGTACGGAGCGCTGGCGACTTTGTGAAAGATGAAAGCACAGCCCCAGAGGGCGAGGCCGCCAACCCCACCGGCGTCGTGCCCATGTTCCACCATCGCCGCAACCGGCGGGTGATTCAGAGCGAGCTCGCGAACGTGCGGTCGCTGCAAGACGCGGCCAACAAGACACTGTCGGACATGATGGTAGCAGCCGAGTTCGGCGCGTACAAGCAGCGCTATGTGATCGGCAACGGCGACCTGAGCGCGTTGCGCGCCTCGCCCAGCCGCATCATGGATATTCCCGGCGGAGAGGGGCAGGGGCAGGACACGCAGGTGGGCGAGTTCAGCGAGGCCAACCTGGGCCAGTTCCTAGAAGTGCTCAACTATCTAGCGCAAGCCATCGGCGTGATCAGCAGGACGCCGCGGCATTACTTCTATGCACAGGCCGGCACGCCCTCGGGCGAGGCGCTGATTGCCATGGAAGCGCCGCTCAACCACAAAGCGGCCAGCTACATTGAACTGTTCGCCGCAACGTGGGCGCAGGCCATGGCGTTCATGCTCACCCTGGACGGCGTCACGGGCGTGGAGCCGTCCGACATCAAGGTGATCTTTGAGCGACCCGAGACCGTCCAGCCCAAGACACAGGCGGACATTCGACAGGTCAACAAGAACGCGGGGATCCCGATAACCACGTCGCTGAGGTGGGAAGGCAAGAGCGTGTCTGAGATTGAGGCGATGCGAGCCGATGCGCAGACCGAGCAGGCCGCTAGTGTCGCCAGCTATGGTGCTCTGCAGATTGAGATGGCTCGCCGATCCTCGCAGCAAGAGGACGTGGCCTAGTGGCAACCCCGCTAGTCTTACAGATGGCGCGCCGATTCAAGCGGGCGCTGATAGCCAACGAACAGGGGACCATACAGCGCATGGCCCGCGAATGGACCAAGGTTGAGGACCGGCTGCGTGACGGGATCGAGCTGGTAGCGCGTGACATGGCTGATGCCAGACGTGACGGCCGCGAGCCAACGCCGACGATGCTGTGGGAAATGCAGCGCTACCGCGAACTGTTGGTACAACTCGACATGGAGCTGTCCGGGTACGTGCCGATCGCGTCACAGGCAACGATGGCGATTCAAAAAGAGGGCATCGATCTAGGGCTGCAGCACGCACGGCAGACCATCGACGCCAGCTTTATGGGCGCGGGGATGATTGCCCCGTCGTTCAACCATCTGCCAGCGAGCGCGGTCGAGAACATGGTGGGGTTTCTAGCCAACGGTTCGCCGCTCGACAACCTGTTGCGGCGGTCCTATGGCCCCGCTGCAGACGCCATGGGGAAGGCGCTGATAGACGGCACGGCGATGGGGTGGAACCCGCGCAAGACGGCCAAGCTGGCACGCGAGAAAATGACCGGCGGGAGCTTTGGCAACATGCTCACCATTACGCGCACAGAGCAGTTGCGGGCGTTTCGCGAGGCGGACCGGCGGCAGATGGACAGGAGCGGCGTGGTCGAGTACTACGTGCGGCTCGTGGCACACAGCGGCAGAACGTGCGTGGCATGCCTGGCTGCTGAGGGCGAACGCTACACGACACGCGAGAGCTTGCGCGATCACCCAAACGGCAGATGCACCGCTCTCGCCAAAGTTTCCGGGATACCGTTGCCAAAGTTCGAGGGCGGCGAGGCGTGGTTCGGGCGTCAGTCGCCAAAGATGCAACGGCAGATCATGGGGTCTGGCCGGTACGACGCCTGGCACAGCGGCAAGGCGGGGTTTAAGGACATGAGCGTGCGGGTGGCTAACCCGATTTGGGGTGACAGCGTCAAGCCGGCGAGCCTGGCTGATTTGGGAATAGCAGCATAGGGGGAGTGATGGGGTTGTTCAAGAGTTCCGGCACATGGTTTAGCGTTGCGCTAAACGCAGGCACGGCGTTGATTGCGTTCTCGGCTCTAAGCGGCGTTGCACTGAGCATCGCCATGTTGTGGCTCAGGCTGTGGGGGCTGGCATGATGCAAGTAACCTTCAACGGAGAGTTGTGCAGTATGCCCGACGACATGGATGTGAGCATGTTCGCAACAGATCCCGAACTGCGCGAGCCGCAAGACGTCCAGCTTGACCCGGTGTTCCTGGAAAGAATGAGGCTCAGTGCGCTGATCTCCAAGATGGCATACGCCGACAAGGACCAGAGCGTGGCGAACATGGCGCGATGGGACCGGCTCAGAGCGATGACGGGGGTGTACTGAGGTGACTGACGCGGCCAAGACCCCGGCGCCGAACCTGGACATGGGCGATAGGCCGACTAGGCTGCTTGCCCTTGTAGCTAGATTGATGGGCCTCTCACGAGGGCGTTGGATCATTGTACTGGACACGCGGCACGAGCGATCTACCTGGGCCATCACCCGAATGGGCGAGACCGAGCACGCATAGACCGACAGACAACCGAATAGCCCTGCTACTTTCGGCCTAGCCGATCACGACAGGGGACGCGACCTGGACCCGCAACACGCGGACACACGGCGCTTATCTGGAGAAATCCAGGTGAGCGCCGTTTTTTTATTTTCCCGGCGAGATGCCGAGAGCACAGGAGACAGCAATGGCAGAGCCTACAACGAACACCGGCGAGACGCCGGACGGCACCCCGCAGCCAACAGGCCAGGGCGAGACACCCGAGCCCGTTGTCGCGACGACGCCGCAGAGCTTTGACGACTTTTTAGAGGCGCAATCGGTCGAGATCCAAACGCTGTACGAAGCCCACACACAGGGGCTTACCTCAGCACTAAAGGCCGAGCGCACGCAAGGCACAGAGCTGACCAAGCAACTCAAGGCACTCTTGCCCAAGGCCGAGAAGGGCTCGGAGCTAGAGGCGGCTTTGAAAGATGCAACGGCCAAGCTCGACGACGCGCAGCACCGTAACGGCTTTCTAGAGGAGGCGGGCAGGCCAGAGATTGGCTTACGCCCGAGCTACCTCAAGCTGGCGTACATGGCGGCGCAAGCAGATGAATTGATTGACGCCCGAGGGCGCGTGAACTGGGCCGGGCTTAAGTCGGCTTACCCCGACATGTTCGGCACACCCACGCCCAAAGGCAACGCAGGGGCGGGCACGCAAACGCCGCCTGCGGTGGCAGCAGATATGAACTCAGAGATTCGCCGGAAGGCGGGTCGATAGCGACAAAGGAGCCCTGACGTGGCTTACAACAACTCAATCACGACCTCGGGCGTAGCGTCCCTGATTCCGCAGGAGACCGCCAGCGAGATCATCAAGAACGTAATCGCGACGAACCCAATCATGCAGCTTGCGAAAAAGCTGCCCAACATGTCTAGCTCGCAAACCAAAATGTCAGTGGCGAGCGCCCTAGCCAGCGCCTATTTCGTGAACGGCTCGGCGGGCCTCAAGCAGACCTCGAGCATGAGCTGGGAAAACAAGTACCTCGATGCTGAAGAGATTGCGGTCATCGTGCCTATCGCTCAAGACAAGTTGGATGATTCCAGCTATGACATCTGGGGCGAGGTCCGGCCCAGCATCGAAGAGGCGATCACTTTGTTGATCACCCAGGCCGTGCTCTATGGCACCAACATCCCCAGCTCGTGGACCACAAACCTCGGCGCGGCTGGCCTCGTGGCCGTCTGCACCGCTGCTAGCCAGACGTTGAGCCTGGCCGACTACGATGACGTGTATGGCGCGCTTTTGGGCAAGACCGGTGCTGGTGCACTCGGTGTGCTTGGCGCAGTCGAGGCAGATGGTTTTGGTGTGACAGGCAGCTTGGCGCACATGAGCTTTAAATCCGAACTACGCAACTGCCGCACCACCGACGGCCACCCGGTTTTTAACGCTGACCCGAACGGCCCTACGCCCTACAGCCTGGACGGTTCGCCCGTTTACTTCCCCACCGACGGCTCGATTGTCTCAGGCTCTAGCCTCCTGATCGCTGGTGACTGGAACAAACTGGTTTACGCCATGCGCCAGGAAATGACCTATACGATCGCGGATCAGGCCGTCATCACCGACGCCGCAGGCGCGATTGTTTACAACCTCTTCCAGCAGGACATGGTCGCGCTGCGCGCCACTATGCGCCTTGGCTTTGCGTTGCCGAACCCGATCAACCGCATGGAAGAGACAGCCGCGTCGCGTTGCCCGTTCGCCACACTGACCGCCTAGTAATCGTCTGGTTCGGACTCACAGAGTCTTGACGACAGACACAAGGAGTAAACAGATCATGGGTTTGTATCCGAAAGCAGTAGAAGCTGTCTTGGCAGGTATCCCGCGCGGTAGGTACAGCAATGTGTACTGCGTGGATCCCACCAACGGCGACGACGACAACCCCGGCGACCGATGGACTCAACCGCTGGCCTCAGTTGAGGCAGCCGAGGTCAAGTGTACCGCCAACCAGCACGACGTCGTGCTTTACGTAGGCTCGGCGGCTGGCAACAACCTGGCAGCGGCTTTGACGTGGGACAAGAACCTCACGCACCTGGTTGGGATGTGCGCCCCGACGCACGCCGCCCAGCGCGCGCGCATCTTTCAGGCCTCGACGCTCACTGGCGCGTCGCCTCTGCTTGACGTCACGGCTAGCGGTTGCGTGTTCAAAGACTTTTACATCTTCCAGGGTGTAGACGACGCGACCAGCCTCATCGACGTCAGAGTCACCGGCGGGCGCAACTACTTTGAGAACGTCCACTTTGCCGGCGGCGGTCACGCGACCCAGGCCGTCAACGGCGGCGCGTCGCTCAACCTGAGCGGTGCAGAAGAGAACCTGTTCCGTCATTGCACCATCGGCGTGGATACCATCGAAGCGGCAACCGGCATGACCGGGATCCTGTTCGACACGGCGGCTCATCGCAACGTTTTTGAGGACTGCCTTGTGACGATGGTCGCAGGCAACGCCGGTGCCTCGTTTATGGAGATCACCGGCGCCGGTGGCATCAGCCACTACAACCTCATGAGGAATTGCGACTTTTTGAACACGGGCGCCACGGCGATGACAACGGCGTTGGCTGCCCCGGCGCAGTCGGCGTCGCGGTTCTTGTTCGTCAAGGACTGCATGTTCTACGGCGCAACCAAGCTGGATGCCAACGACCGCGGCGTGCTGATGGGCAACATGAACGACGTGACCGGCGCTGACACCAGCGGCGTGGCCGTCGAGATGGTCACCTAGCCAGACGCGTAACCTCTCGCACTGACAACCAACGGGAGGCCTAACCGCCGCCCTATTCCCGAGGAGCGACACCATGACCGTAGCAGTAAGCACAGATCCCGACCGAAAAGGGATGCTTGAGATTGATATCACCGGCGCGACGTCTACCGCCAACGCGGGCCTTGGCGAGATCGCCAACCCCGAGGGCTGCACGCTGATGATCACGCGCGCGTTTCTCTATTTCACAACCGGCTCGACCGGCGCGGCCAACCTTGACATTGGCGTGGGTGCGTCGGGGGCCAAATGCACCGACATCGTTTCGGCAATGGCCGTGCTCGAGGCCACCGTGGGCGCCAACGCCTACTACGGCCCGGCTGCGCAAGCCGCCGAGACCGAGGTGCCAACCGCGTTGTGGACTAGCACAACCTATCTGACGTTTACCGGCTCGGCCACATCGGTGGGCATGGCCGCGAAGCTCTACGTCGAGTATATCCGCATCTAGCAGCGCGCCTCGAGGTAGCGACGGCCTCCCTATTTGCTAAGGAGCAATGACATGACGCTTGCACGGAGTACAGACCCCGATCAAAAAGGGATGCTTGAGCTCGACCTGACCGGCGCGGCCTCGTCGGCCAACGCGGGCCTGGGCGCTTTCGCCAACCCCGAGGGGTGTAGCCTCTTGGTCACCCGGGTCTTTGCCTACTTTGCTACTGGCTCCACTGGGGCCGCCAACCTGGACATCGGAATCACCACGGTAGCCGCCAAGGGTATCGACATCGCTGCCGCCATGGACATGGTTGAGGCCACGGTCGGCGGCAAGGCTTTTTCTTTGCCCGTGGCGCAAGCCGCCGAGACCGAGGTCGCCCCCGTTATCTGGGCCTCGGGTACCTATCTCACAGCTACCGGCTCGGCCACATCGGTGGGCCTGGCTGCCAAGCTCTACGTTGAGTACATCCGACTCTAGGAGTAGCCCATGACAGCAACGGCGGCACAGATTGTCCGTGTTCGGCGCATGGCGGCTGATTCAAGCTACACATACACCAACACGGAAATAGGCGAGTACATCGAAATGTATCCGTGCCTGGATGAGCGCGGCGAGGAGCCCTACACATGGGAAACCTCGACTGAGCCCCCCACGCAGGAGGACAACGACTCGTGGATACCTACCTACGATCTGGCCGCCGCCGCTGCTGACATCTGGGCTGAAAAGGCTGGCGCGGTAGCGGGCGACTATAACACCTCGGACCAGGGCGAGAGCCTACAGCGGTCGCAGGTCTATGAACACTACATGGCCAGCGTGCGCTATTGGCGCGCGCGGCGCAGGCCAAAGACGGCCCGCATGCACAAGTGGCCAGACGAAGACAGTGTCAACCCACGCGGGTGGATATGCAACCTCGCGGAGCCTGACTGATGCAAGCACCGAAAACTACCGAACTATCGCGCATCCGCGCGGCATACGAAGACACGTTCTGGGACGCGGGGTATCTGTTGACCCTAACCCCCGAGGCAGGCGACGGCTACGACACATCAGACGATTCGTGGGGGCGCGGCGACGTGCTCGCCTGCCGGTTCTATCCCGCCGCCTCTCGCGAGGTGCTGGGCGGTGCGCAGGTTGTGCTGACTCCGGCGCGCGTGAAACTGCCCATCGATACCACGGTCTCGAATCAGCAACGATTTGAGCTGACCAAGCGGCACGGCGAGGCGCTGTCAGCATCCGAGTTCTACAGCATTCAAGGCAACCCAGAGCGGGGCATCGGCGCCATTCGATTGACGCTGATCAGCACGCCTGACACGGCGGTGCGAGATGAGTAAGTGCGGCGGCAGTGTGGACTGGTTCGGCACCAAGGCGCTCGTGAGCGTGGGCAATGCCACCGACGAGCTGTTGACCAAGATCGCCATGCAAGCGCTGAACCACGCGCGGGTGAACCTGCGCGAGACCGGGCGCGTCGACACTGGCTTTTTGATCAACAGCGGCTACGTGACGCCAGCCGAGGGCCAAGATGTGCCGGGCGAATACGGCTACAGCCCGGACGCGGTCGAGGGGCGCAGCGTCGCGTCTCAATCCGACGCGCCACCCAACGGGGCGGTCGTGGGGTTCGCTGCAGAATACGCGCTTTGGCAAGAGCTGAAAAAGAGCTACCTGGTGGCCGGCGTTGAGGCCGCCGCCAAGGACGTTGGACGCATCGCCAAAACGATAGGCAAGGGCTGACATGAATGATGTAGCAACGGTTTTGAGAGCGCATCTTGTGGCCAACTGCGCAACGGTAGTGGCGCTGACCTCAACGCGCATCTATCGCGAGACATTCGAGCCATCAGCGGCGGGGTGGAAACCCAGCACCGGCGCGGCCCTGTGCTTTCAGTTCCGGCCTGGCGCCTTTGAGACAGAAGAAGATGGGCTGATTGCCGCCTCGGTCCAGTTCGCATGCTGGGCAAAAGACAAGGCGCTGGCCAATGACCTCTACCAGGCGCTGGTGACAGACCTGCAACAGGGCGGCAGCGGTGATATGCGATACGCGCGATTCACCGCACTAGGCGAAACGTTTACGCACCCCGACACCGGCTGGCCTTTTGTCCGCTGTGTGGCTCGAGTGCTAGTAGCAAAGGACTAGAAGACATGGCATACGCTGATGCAACCGAATTGACCCCGATTGACGTGACGCGCGCGGGCGTTGCGGTGGCTTTGACTGCCGCTGATGCCGACGGCAACACGCTACCCGCCGACGGCCACACTGTTCTACGCATCACCAACGGATCTGAGGCTGCTATTGTCGCGACGCTCACCGTGACGGCGACAGTGGACGGCAACGCCGTCACCAACCCCACCGTGACCATCGCCGCAACTGGCGACGGTGACGGCTTGGACGAGCAACTGATCGGACCTTTCGACGGGCGCTACGACCAGGGCGATGGGCTCGTCTGGATCACCTATGACGGCGTAACCACGTTGACAGTCGCCGCGTTCCGTTGGACCACGGCATAAAGGAGCACTTGAGATGGCAAACCCAGTAGTGGCAAATGTGACACACAGCAAGGGGATGGTCTACACAGCCTCTTACGGCGAGGCCGAGCCCGCTGATGACGTGGCCTACGGCACGGCTTGGGGCGGCAACTGGGCGCGCGTGGGTTACACCATGGCGCCGGTGACGCTCGCCTACGAAGACGAGCGCGCAGAGATCGGCGTGCAAGAGGCGCTGACCAAGATCAAAGAGTTCAAGACAGCCGAGAGCGTGGTGCTCGAAACCACGCTCGCAGAGTTGGACGCGAGTTACCTCAACCTGGCCGCCGCGTCTGGCGCCGTGACCGACACGGCTGCTGGCGCCGATCAGGTGCAAAAAGAGGCGTGGGTCGTTGGCGGTGAGTCTGTCGTTAACGAGTACGCGTGGGGCATTGAGGCCCGGTACATCGACGGCAGCGGCACCACGTGGCCGATCCGCATCTACGTGTGGAAAGGTGTGGCCAAACTCAACGGCGCGCTCGAGTTCAGCAAAGACGCTGACGCGGCTGTGGGCATCGGCTTGCAGATCTCGGCACTGGCTGACACGACCAAATCCGAAGGCCAGCAATTGCTCAAGTTCGAGCGCGTGCTCGCTGCTGCATCTAGCTAGACCACATTTTAGGGGGAGAGAATATGCGATCTGTTGACATCGAGCTGGGTGGCAAAACGTACACCGTGCGCGAGCTGCCCAGCCGCAAAAGCAAAGCATGGAGGGGCGAACTTGAAACGCCTCTCCGTGGCTTGCTTGGTTCTACTTCGGAACTGCTAGGCGCAAAGCTCAGCACCGACGCCATCCTGCCACTGTTGGGCGCGGCAACGGATACCGCGCTCGGCAGCATTGATACCATCTTTGACCTGGTATGCCGCTATAGCCCGGACATTGACAAGGACCGGGAGCGCATCCTGGACGAAGCCTACGACTCTGAAATTACCGATGCGTTCCGAGAGGTGCTTGGTCTAGCCTACCCTTTTGGCCGGCTGGGCCAGATGGTGACTGGGCTGATCCGGCTTGGCTCCAAACAGCCAGCGACCGAACCGAGCTCTCCCTCTCCCAGTGGGGACGATGGGACGACGAGTTCGACTCAATAGAGCAAATCGGGCTGGCCCAATCTTACGTGAGGCGCAAACAGATGGAAGCCAAGATACTTGTCAGCGTGATCGCTGAGACAATGGCCGGCCAGGTTGGCGGGGCGCCTGCGCAAAAGGGCGCCGGGCCAGCGCCTACGATACACGCGCGCGGCAAATCATACAGGCGGATTGCGCCTGATGCGATGCTCGCTCGTATGGGAGTAACGTTCTAGTGGCTGAAAGCATAAAGCTGGCTGACGCAATTGTCATGCTGGCAGCCGATAACGCCCAACTGAAAAAGGATCTTGCCAGCGCTGAAGGTGAGACCAAGAGCTCCACCGACCGCCTCTCCGGCCTGTTCAAGGCCGTTGTAGGCGGGGCGGTTGTGGGCATGATCGTCGCTGGCGTCGGCAAGATCGCGGGCGCGATCGGCGGCATGGTGCAAGACGCTGCAGGCGTCGAGGTTGTGCGTGCCAACTTTGGGCGCTTGGCCTCCAGCATTGGCGCAACGCCCACGGATGCGCTAGATGGGCTGCGTGCGGCCACGCGCGGCCTGGTCGAAGACGCCTCGCTGATGCAAACCGCCAACATGTATATGGCGATGGGCTTGGCCACGACCAACGAAGAGATGCAGACCCAGATCGAGACGGCCACCCAGCTTGGTATGGCCATGGGCAACTCGGCAGAAGAGTCCGCAGAATCGTGGGCGCTGATGAACGCCAACATGTCAGCCGCCCGGCTCGACTCGTTTGGCATCAGCTCGGGCGCCGTGAACGCGCGCATCAACGAACTCACGACCGGCGTCAACGCGCTCTCTCGCGAAGAGGCGTGGAACATCGCCGTCAACGAGCAAGCGGCCATCTCTTTGCAGCGCGTGGGCGAACAGACAGGCACCGCCTCGCAGCGCTGGGCGGCGGCCACTGCCAACCTCAAGGACTCGGTAGGGCGCGGCTTTGTGGGCGCCTTTGAGAACGCCCTGAGCGGCGCGGCCAGCCTCGTACAAAAGTTCACCCCGCTGTTGCAGTCCGTCTCCGGCGGCCTGGGCGCAATCGCCAACCAGGGGATCGAGGTGCTCAAGCGGCTCGTGACCGTCATGGCCGAAAAGCTCGGCATTGACTTTGGCGACATGTCAAAGAACGCCGGCACATGGGGCCAGAACATCACCATCCAGCTAGCCAAAGGCATCGCCTCGGCTATCGGCGCTGTGATGACAGCCCTCAACCGATTGGGCGGCGCTATCGCCGGCATGCTCAAGCCTGGCTCGCCGCCAAAGCTGTTGCCCGACATCGACAAATGGGGCGCGGATGCCGCGACCGTCTACATGGATGGCTGGGGCGACGCCGACTATAGCGTGTTCGACCTCCTCACCGACAAAATCGGCGGGTACATCAAGGGCCTTGGCGAAGACGTCATGCCCAAAGAGGATGTGAACCCCTGGCTCGCATCGCTCAACGCGGCCATCGCCGAAACGATCAACAGCGTCAACGAGACCGGCAACGTATCCCTCGATGTGTTTGATGACATCCTGGGCCAGGTCGACTTTTTGCCCGCCTCATTCCAGGATTATGCTCGCTCGCTGTTGGACGCAGAGCTGGCTCAGCTTGACCTGACCTCAGCGATGGACACGCTCGAGGCCGCTACCCAAGCGGTGAGCGACGCCCAGGACGAGCTCAACGCGATCACCGACGAATACTCGGCAAAGCTGGCACCGCTCAACAAAGAGATGGCCGCGCTGCAAGCGCAAAAGCAAGCCATCAAAGACAAGCAGCGGCTGGCCAAGCTCAACGCGACGCTCATTGATGGTGAGGCCACGGCAGAAGAAAAGGCGCTGGCCCGCCTAGAGATTGAGGAAATCGGCCTCAAGCAACAGATGGCTCTGGTTGAGGAAGAACGCGACGTCGCCGTGGACGCCCAGCAAGCCAAGATCGATGCGCTAGGCGAGGCAGAGGCCGCAGCTAAAGCAGAGGTTGACGCCAAAGCCGAGGCCCTGACGCTGGCTCAAGAGCAGATCGCCGCGAGTGAGCGGTTGATTGGCGTCCAGCAAGAGGCCAACGGAATGATCAACGAGCAGGCTAGCCTCATGGCCGGCCTGGCCGCAACCATGGAAGGCGTGGGCGCTTCGATGGGTGGCATGAGCACGTCGATGGCCGGGATCGGCCCGTCGATTACCGAAAGCCTAGAGGCTGTGACTGGCGAGGGCGGCATTGCCGACGTCGGTGATGGGTTGGCGCTTGGCATTACCGACGGCCTATCAGGTATTACCGATGACATTATGGCCGAGTTCGCCCCAATTGAGGGCAACATCCAAACGCTGACGGATACCTGGTCGGGCATCTTTACATCCGAGGGCGGCACGGCCAAAGAGAAGCTGGCCATTATCGCCACGGAAACATGGGACAAAATCAAGGGCGTCGTTGCCACAAAGGCCGTCGAGCTGATAACGGAGATCAGCACCAAACTCTTTATCAAGATGGCCACGGCTTACTGCATGTTTTTTTACAACCTAGACGCGGCTCTACTCATGTGGTGGCTCGGGCTTATGTGCGACCTCGGGATGTGGTGGCTCGGGCTTATGCGCGACCTCGGGATCTGGTGGCTCGGCCTCGTTACGGACCTCACGACGTGGTGGGACGACCTTATTACGGAAATCGAGGATTGGTGGGACACCTTCCTGTCGGATATGGAGACCTGGTTTAGTGACCTGTGGGATTCTATCTCAACCTGGTGGGAAGATTTGGTGGCGGACCTTACCGCTTGGTGGGCGGGCCTAGTTATCAGCGTTGTCGCGTGGTGGGAAGCGTTCCGGCTCAGCTTGGAAGGGTGGCTAGGCGGCATTCTTGTCTGGATTGAGGAGCAATGGGTTGTTCTCACAACGGCAGCCACGACGGGGTGGGGCAATTTCCGGGCCGCCATTGAGGACGTTTTGGAGGGCATTCAAACTTGGATCACGAACATCTTTACTGGGCCGGACGGCATCCTCACGTTTTTGGGCAACCTCGACTTGGCCGCTATTGGCGCGGGCATCTTTGACACCTTGTGGACCGGGCTCAAGACAAAATGGAACGAAATCGCTGTTTGGATGAATACCAAGATCGCCGCCGCGTGGGCGGTGCTGCAGGCAGTTTGGCCTAACCTTGGCCCAGCGCCGCAACTTCCGACCGTTACAATCACGGGCGGCGATACGTTCGACGGCGCCAACCCGTTTGGCGCTATGGGCGCCAACCCGTTTGGCGCTATGGGCGGCAACCCGTTTGGCGCTATGGGCGGCAACCCGTTTGGCGCTATGGGCGGCGGCGGCATCGAGGGCACTGAGATTCTGCTGATCATCGAAGACAGCCGCACGGGTTCACGCCAAGAGCTGCCCTTCCGGTTGGGTTCACAGCAACAGCTCCTCATCGACATGGGTCAGACTGCGAGCGCACGTTAATGGCTATTATTGGGCTGTACATTACACCGGGCGACACGACCACAGAGCAGACGCTGTACCACACACTGTCTGCGGCGACCGAGTTCTTGTCAGACGAACAGGGCTGGTCCACCCCCAAGGACAAGCCGCTCATTGCGGAGACGCCGAGTAAATACGTCAACAGCGACCAGGGCGTGGTGTTTTCCGACCGCGTCTATGTGGCACAGTTCGACATGTTCGCCGGCGCGTGGGGCAGCCTAGAGACGGCGCGCAAGGCGTGGGCGTGGACGCATTTCCCCGATCGAGGCGTCGCCACCATCCGGCGCGTAGGCGGTGATGGGGTAACGCGCTACCTCAAAGCGCGCCCCACGTCGACGGGTTGGGCACGAAAGGGCTATGGCTACCGCATCACACAGAAATACGTGGCCGCCGTGCCGTGGTGGTATGGGCCAGACGAGACCTATTCGGGCACGTTCAACGGCGCAACGCCGGTCAACATCGCCGTCACGAACAACGGCTGGCTGGCCGTACCGCCGCGCATCAAATGCACGGGGGTTGTACACACGCCAAAGTTCACCAACGCCGACGGCGAGGTGATCGAGGTCAACAAGGCAACGGTCAATGCGGACGACATTCTGCAGGTCGACTGCCGACAGGGACACAGCAGCGTCTCGCACTGGGAGAACGGCACGGACTATGACGACGAAGACGAAGCCGACCTTTGGTACAACTGGCGCACCAACGCGACAAAGTTCTGGTGTGTGCCACGCGAGACGGAGAACGTCATCATCGTGGGTGCGGCCGCCGAAACGTCAACGGCTACATGCGACGTGATCATCACGCCATGGTACGGGAGCCTGTAGCATGACCATTCACACATGGGAAGACTACAAGTTCGACCTGTACGACAGCGACTGGGTCGCCGTCGAGCTCAACCCGCTTGAGGACGCCATCGGCCTGCGTTGGATCAAAGCGCTGTATGGCCAGGGCGAATTCTCATTCTCTGTGCCGTTGGGCAGCCCCACAGCCGAGGCGCTGCAAAAGCAAGAGCTGCACTTTTTCAGGATCTGGCGCGCTGGCTTGAACCTGATGGACGGGTTCATCATGAAGCCGGCGTGGAAGGGCCTCAAAGCCGGTAGCACGGTGGACGTCCACTGCGAGCCGCTGGCGCACATTGCCAAATGGCGTTGTGGATACCCCGAGACTATCGGAACCAGCCTGACCAAAGAGGACTTTGTCGACAACGTGTTCAACTGGATGGTTGATCACACCCTCGGCGCCAGCGCGCCCACGGTGCCGGGCGGATCGACGCGAGTGGTCCCCGACCTGACCACGGCGGCAGATGTGGACGCCTATCCGGTAGAGGAAAAGCTGCAATTCCACTCGCACCCTGGCCAGGGGTACTTTTTGTACAAGTGGCTGCAAGAGTGGGGCGTCCATTTCAAAGTAGATTGGGACATTGCGTTCAACGACGACATGGAGCCGGTGTTTACGCCGTACTATCCCCGGCGCGGCACAAAACGAGCCGAGACGGATTACACCGATTACCCGATCATCTTTAACGATGCGGCCACCAACCTGAGCGCGTGGAAGTTCTTTTGGGATGCGAGCGAGCACTACAACGCGGTCATCTCTGCCAACCTGAGCGAAGAGGTAGAGGATGCCACGGCCGTCGCCTCGTGGATGCGTCGCGAGGTCATCGCAGGGTCTAGCAACGATCTTGAGGTAGCCAAGCGCCTGAGCCTGGGCGAGGTTGCCGAGGGGTACGACCTCGAGCTGATTGAGTCGATTGATTGCCAATACCGAGACGGCGGCGCAAACGTTCGGTTTGACGTGGGCGATCTGGTCACGGTCAACAACATTGAGGAAGATTACGGCCCCTTTGATTGGACCATCGCCGCGATTGAGGGGCAGATCCAACGAGACGGGCAAGAGAAGCTAAAGATCACGTTCGGCGACCCAGAGCCTGACATCATGGACAAGGGCGGGGGCGGCGGGGCGTTGCCGCCTGCGCTCAACTTCTTTGTTGGCCTTCGCGACGATGACGATGTAATCGCCATGGTGGCGATTGACGGAACCGTGCCCGTGCTCGGCGACGGCCATGGCATCTCGACAACCAAAGTTGACACCACGGTCAACGGCGCCACGGTTGACGCTATCCAGATCGAGGGGCCGTGGTATCGAGACGTTACCGGTACCGCGTTTTTGCGCCAAAAAACGATGGGGGATGAGCTCCGCATTAAAGAGGCTGGCGCGGCCGATCTGTTTTACGTGGACGCGGCCGGGAACGTTGGGGGCTACACGGGCGGCGGTTTTCTCCAGATGCTGTTCCGTTTCTACAGTATGGGCGATTATGCAGGGGGCAGCGTCGGTATCCATAACATCAATATGGCAGGCGACCTAACCAGCGATATGGCGGCCGGGGGCTCGCATTTGCGTTGGGCCAACGCAGGCGACCAGGGACATTTCCATCAGATTCTAACTACTAACGCGCCTCTAGGTGGGGTCACCGGGTGGGTGGTTGACGAAGAAGGGCACAGCTACTGGAAGCCTGCGGCTTTGCTTACGCTAGAGGGCACCACCTATCGGCCTCCGCTAGCCCCGCCTGCCAACGTCAACCAGGTGATGGGCGTGTCCACAGCCGCCGGTACCATTCAGATGGTTTGGAAGGACAGCCCCGTCAGCCTGCCAGGCACGCTAACGGCGGCAACTGGGAACGTCGCAGGACTAAACCACACTCACGCCATTACCACAACCACGGTGAGTGCAGCGTCCACAATTGTAGCCACCGATGCTAGCGGGTATATTAGGGCAACGCGGCTAGAGTCTGGGAACGCGGGGAACTACCTGACTGACACCGGAACTGCGTTTATGATCAGCGCCGATGGGCTGGGCATCCAGCTTGCCTCGGCGGGCGTGAACCAGGTGAGCGTCCAGAACGGATTTATGTTCCCGGCCGTGACCGACGACATTGATCTAGGCACCGCAGCCCTTCGCTGGAAAAGCGTTAACAGCCTCGCGGGTGATTTCTCCACGACTGTGACCATCGGCGCTGCGGTATTAGACGAGGTGGCTGGCGACCTAGAGGTCAGCGTGGACTTCTTGCCATCAGCGGACAACTCTGATACGCTAGGCACAGCGGCGAAAAAGTGGTCAACGATCTATGGGGTGGAGGGCAATCTTACCGGGGACTTGACTGTTAACACAGCGGGCAAGGGTTTGATCATGAGCAACAACGGCGACAAGACGGTGATGTTCGGTAACGGCGTTCGTTGCACAATGAAGTCGACGTTGTTTACGGGATATACAGACACATTCACGGCAGGGGGGTTTCGAGCCTGGCTGAAGGTGTATGAGACAGAAAGCACCGGGGCCACCGTGGTAGGCTATCTCGATGGCTACGAGCACTATCACAACCTGGCGGGGGGCGCGGCAACGGCAGCACTAGGGTATTCGTAGGAAAGGGAGACCATGAAACTGAGCAACGAACAGGCGACGGCGGCTCTTGAGGCAACACGGGCACTTGCAAGGCGAATGATGCCAGTCGCGGTAGCGATGAAAGTCCGCGCGTTGGGACGGGAATTAGAGACCCGCGCGCAAGACGTCGAAGCTGAGCGCATGAAGGGGCTTGATACATTTGGGAAAAAGGACGAGAGCGGTAACCTGATGACCTCGGATAACCGCGTGCTATTCCCAACGCCAGAGGCGGCGGCTGCATTCCAGACATTTAACGCTGAGCTTATGGCCAATGAGATTGAATGCAAGCACACGATCAAACTGAGCGAGCTAGGCGAGGGAGACATCAAGCCCGAGATTTTGTGGGGGCTTGGCGATCTGCTAGAGGAGGATGACGAATGAGCGCACACAGCTATGCGCGCGGCTGGCCCGTTACCTATGTAAGCGGGGTATGGATTTATGACGACACAGGCGAGCCGATAGACGAGATGCGGGCTTGCGCTAGGTGTGGCCGCGTACCAACGCCAGAGGGCTATGATGCCTGCCTTGGACACATCCCCGGTGCAATTGGCGCGTGTTGCGGCCATGGCGCCGAGAACGGCTATGTGAAGTTCCCAGAGGAGGCGTAGCGTGAAACGTCTGGCGTTCGATGTGCTAATAGCTCTATTGGCGCTCGTGCTCCTGCTAGCGTTTTTGTACATCAAAGTTAGCGCGGGCACGGGCTACGATTCAAACATTGCTACGCCGTTGGTGCCGATCCTGAAAAAGCCCGTTACGTCGGGCATCGGCCCGATGTTTGGCGAGATGCCAGACGAGGGCGTGTGGTGCACATGGGACGGCTGGAATGAGCTAGAGAACCCGCGCGGCACGTATCATTTTGACAAGGTCATCGCCATGCTGGACGAGGCAGAGCGACGCGGGGTGAGTGTGCAATACCAAGTGCTGGCGTATACCAGCGACGTTGTAGGGGCGCGGTATTTCATGACCTGGACGCCCACGGGCTACGCGGCGGACATTCTCATAACCGCAGAGTACGAAGGCGACACCTACACAGCGGCTATGCCCAACTGGGCCAGCTATGACTGGACCGCTGGCTATTTACGGTGCGTGTGTGCGCTGGGGCGGGCCATTGACGGCCACCCGGCGCTGGAAAGCTTCCTAGTCCCTTCCGGGTTGGATGGCGAGACGCACCCCATCAAGGACTTTCAATTCAACTGGGAAACACAATATCTACCCGGCGTCGAAGGCGGGCAAGAGCACTACTTTGGCGAGTTCATCAACCGATCGATCCTCACCAGTTCGATAGCGTTCAAGCGCACACAACTATTCCTAAATTGTGCGCCAGGCGGCAACGCTCGTATGGGCTGGGCCGACTACGCCGCCGGGTATGGCGTCGGGCTCAAGCACAGCGGCGTGACCTACGACCTGGACTCGCACGTGGGATATGGAACTGAGGTC